ACTGCGAAATGTCATATCTACATCAGGCATACACGTTTTATAGTGTTTCCTGAAAGCACGTGAATCCATAGCTAACATAAAGTTATCTACAAACTCGCCAACTGACTTGGCAGCACCGTCTCCTTCTACGGCAGTTATAATGGTTTTTAATCTAGTTGAAATTGCTGGTGATGAATCTGGTTTGATTTTCTTTATTCCCTCAATATCTTTTTCGATATGTTTTTCGTCGTTACCTGTTAAAAGTTTAAACTTAATAATGGTATCGGCTTTTGGTAATTTAAACTCAAATTCGTTTTTACCTTTTGGTAGGTTATCGAAGTCTATGTCTACATTTTCTAGTTCTGATAGATTTATTACTTCGTTTACTCCGGCTATTCTAACGGGGTATTCTGCGCCGTACCCAAGTACGCGAGCAGCTATTAGTAGCGCATTTTTATCGCCTAATAATAAGTCATCTATGGCAAATTTTGGTGCCACTATAAGTGATTCTAATAATTTATCTAAAACTGTACTATTTGTGATATAGTTTTGATTTGTTAGTATATCCTCTTCACGAGCCGTCATATACTTGATTTCAACTTCTCCAGTTGCTAAAGGTGAATCCTCAGCATAAAAATGACCTTTTGAAGGTAGCATTACTGTTTCTGTTGGGAAATTAAACTCTGCCATAATCTTTATTTGTTGTAACGTTTTTATTATACATAATAATATACAAAAAGGGTTGACATAAGCCAACCCTCTTTTATAAAATATGTGTATTTCTTCCTAGAAGTTCAATACAGCGTAATCAATCTCACACGTCATAGTGATTTGTTGAGCAGTTGATTCGTTATCGAATCCATACTCACCAAAGTCGGCGTTAGAAATCATTGCACCTTTTAAAATCCATTCAGAAACGACATCTCCAACAGGTCCTAATACATTGAAAGTTAAATCTTTCTTATAGAAGTCACTATATCCATCTCTTCCTGTTACACTTTCGTGATGTAGACGTACCCATTCCATAATAGATTGAGCTCCTGAAGGTGTAATAGCATCATATAACGTAAACGTTACTGGTTGCCATACAGTTTTACCTTTAAGGTTCCTTCTTGTGTTGACATGGTTAAGTGTTATAATTTCCTGACTCATTTGGATCGCACTTACTCCTTTAATCATGTAAGATGGAAAACCGTCAATCAGCATCATGTACCTGTTCTGTTGTTTCGGTTCAAAAGCCGTAAAGAACATTTCGTTAGTATCGAGTATCGCCATTTTGTGTTTTTATTTTATTATAAATATTTGGTTCTTTGTTTTTTATTCGAAAGTAGCTCCAGTTGGTGTAACATTGAAGTCTAACAATACGAATTCAGCAGTTTTGGTTGGTTGTAGGAAGATTTGACCAACTAGTTGGTTTCTATCTACTACATCTGGTCCGTTATTTGACTCATCCATCACTGTCTTAAAAGCATACAAACCTTGACGTTGTTGTACTGATTCTAAGTATGGGTTAACTTGTGTTAAGAAGTTGTTTCTTGTTGAAGCTGAGTTTTGTTCGAATACTAAAGTATCTGCTATTTGAGAAACATATGTTTTAACAGCTATTAACAATCTACGAACGTTTACTCTATCTAAAGCAGAAGCACGTTTTTGTAGTGTTTTCTGTCCAAATACTACTACTCCACTATTTGGGAAAGTTGCGATTGGATTAACATTTGCTCCATATAGTGTATCTCTTGTAGATGAAGGTAGTTTACGTTCTGCTCTAATAACAGTTCCTAAAGCTCCTCTTGTCAAACCTGCAGGTGCAAACCATGCGTCTGCTGATGCGTCTGTATAAGCATATACTCCTGGAATCATAACTGATGCTGGTACCCAAACTTGTCTTCCTGTTTCAGGATCGATTGTTTGACACCATGGCCAGTATGCAGCAGCATAACTAGAATCGAAAGCAGCGGCTTGATTAGTTACTGTACCTACGTTTGCAGCATAGTTAACTAAATCTATAATAGAGATACTATCACCTCTATTTACTGAGTTATTAGCTACTGATGTAACGACGGAAGCACCATTTTGTGATGTTACTCCTGGTACTGATATTGAGTTATAAGCGTATTCATCTTTATTAGCCATTAACTGAACTGCTGTTGTATAATCTGCAGCTGTTAGTCCTTGGATATCTGATGTTGATACGTTTTCGTAGAAGTTAGCAGCACTTGCTGTATTAAATAAACCTCCTAAGGCGCTTGTAAATGAACCTGAACCTACTATAGGTAAAGATGATGTGAAAGCTGTTTTAGCTGTTCCATTATTATCAAAATAATCTGGAGTTTTAGTTGTTACACTTTTAACTCTAATATATCTTGATTTGTTATTGTATGTACCTTGGTTTTGAACGTAGTATGTTCCACCATCATTAAGTACTACTTTTTTAGAGTTACCTATTACTGATTCAATATAGTTTTCAGCTTTTGGGTCTAATGATAAGTTTGTCCAAGTTTCTAATATTGTTTTGTCTCTAGTGTTGTCATTTCCTTGACGAACTAGTAAACTAAATTGTCCTGATGCTGTATTAACATTTGCTACTTCCCAACGAACGTTATCCGTTGTACCTAATGTTAAAGCTCCTTTTGATTCTGAACCTGAGTTGTTCATAATAGTACCTTCAGATAGTGTTTCTAGTGTAAATGAACTAGATGTTGCTGATATACCATTAACGATAGGTGTCGATGCAGCAGAACTGAAAGAACCACTAGTTACTCTAGTAACCAATACTGATTCACCTCCGTTTTGAAAGTAGTTGTAAACGGAAACTCCCGTCAAATAATTGTAGCTATCTGAACCACTTTGTACAGCCCCACCAAATATTGACTTATACTGTGAATATGAAGTAACGGTAGTTGGAATTTCTACAGGTCCTTTAACAGATGGTCCAATAATAGCGGCACCAACGGTTACTGTTCCTTGTGATACTTGTGATGAGTCATTCTCTCTAGCAAGTACTCCAGGTGATAATAATGTTTCTGCCATTTTAATGTGTTTATTAGTATTATTCGTTTGTTATAAATACTAAAACCTTTCTTAAAAACTTATTTTGTTGGTGTTATTTCACCAGTTTCTATATTTATAGTTCCATCTCCATACTTTGTAGTAAGGGATGTAGCAAAATCAGAACGTTCTTTATTAAATTTTTTCTTAAAATCTAAAAGATCATCTTCTTGTTCATCTAACTGCGCTCGTTGGTATCCTAACTGCCCAAAAGATAATATAATATTTTCTTCTTTAACTCTAAAATCTTTTAATGTTTGTAACTCTTCTTTATCTAATAACTTATTTTCCATTTTATCTATTTAGTGATTATACTATAATATAATAACGTTTCCTTTACAATCAAACCCATGTACTGTCTCTTGTGTTATTACTACTTGAGCAGATGAGTTATATGCTTTTAAGGCTGTAACATCTTTTTGTAATACTTCAGGTATTAATTGTCCTTTTAATCTAATATTAAATGATCCTCTAACTAATCGTTCTTGACCATCTGTTAGTTGTGCTTCGGTTTGAAACGAATCAATATAACATCTAAACTTAAAACGTTCTGGATCACCCCAATATGAATCTGAGGCATATTCCATCGCTTCAATCAAAGCGTTTAGTTGTTCCATATAATACGTCTGCATGATACAACTATAATCTATTGTTACGTAATCACCAACTACAATAGCTTGTGTTTGTTGTACTGGTTTACGATTATTGATTAAATCAAAGTTGCTATATGAGTTTTTACTATTGTATCCCTTATTTAGACTATAATATAGATGAGGACTGTTAGAATCTATCTTAGCAGTTACTGATCTATCTTTTTCTATTGAGTTACGTTGTGCTACTATTAGGGGTAACATAATGGCGCCACCTTTATCTCTATAATAACCATCTTTTTGAGCTGATTTCCATCGTTCAGGTGAGGCATATATTATAGGTACAGGTAAACGTCCTCCGTTTTGATATACAAAAGGTTGTATTACGTTATTAAAGTAATAAAATACTGCTTCATCAACGTCTTGTAAACCAACTTTAAATGGTTTAGTCGCATCGTTTTTAACTGATAGTTTAGATGATCTATTAAAATCAATACCAGTTTGTTGTTCGTTATTATTAGCAGGTTGATTTGGGTTACCTAACTTAGTTAAGTCATATGGTTCTTGATCATCTCTAGATAGTTCAACCTGTGTTTTAGGACGTGGTTTTAGATTACGTTTAGATACAGGTACATTAGGTATAGCAGGTGTTTTACCTTGAGCGGCATTGTATGATCTTTCAAATATTTGTGAGGGTGTTAAACCCGTGTTGCTACTGTTTCCCATAGTTACATACGTTCTCTGTAAGGAGAAATATTAAGTTTATCGCTTGGCACATAGTGAGTATCTGCTATAATAGATACACTATTACCAAACTTCTCTAATCCCGGATTTAGTGGGTTTTGGTTGTTTGGGTATGCTGGGTTTTTACCTCCAAAATATTGGTTAGCAGTTAGATTATCGATTTCATAATATCCTTCTTGATATAATACGATGTCACCAACTTCAGGAACATACATAGAATCAACTAAATCATCTCGTAAGAAAGCATATGTTATACCTTGGTTAAAGTTTACACCAAGTTCACTTTCAGGAAATTCTTGATCTCTTCTACTAATAAGACAATTGAATATAAAGGGACCATCGAAAAACTTCTCACCGGCTGCTTCTCCATACATATTAACTTTAGTTTCCTCAGTTTTATATCTATAAAATGATGCCTGTTGAGTGATTATATCACCCATAATCTCTCTATTAAGGTTTCTTAATAGGGATACGTCTCTCTGACCTGCGAATAATGCCATATTATGCTACGTAAATTGTATAGGGTACTTGAGAAAATTCATCTTGAACGAATTGTCCTTCTGCTGCCCTTCTTTCTAATAATGCTTGTGTTGATGTACTTTCTAAATATTCTCTTAGTCTTACTATCAAATCATCTTTTTCTTGTGTACCTTGAGATATAAGTTCAGATCCGTTTAAAGTTATTTCTGCTCCTGGTATTGGTAGGTTAGCATATTTACCTCTAATATTACCTAATACTTGTTTAACCAAAGCTAAGGCGTATTCCTGAATCCATTCTCTACCTACAGAGTTTATACGTGAGAATATAGGATTACTATATGGTGAATCAGCAACTGATGTTATTCTATTTGCTACTACATCTCCTGCTTCCGCTTCGGCTGTAGCCATTCTATCATTTTTAATGATATATTCGAAACGCAGTAATGCTCTTTTACCAGGTATAGGGAAGACTTTAAGTCTATTATTTACTAACTCAAACGAATAGTTTGATCGTCTAACAGTTTCGTTCATCTCAATAGCTTGTATGGTTTGTAAATCAAACGATAAGGGCATCATTAAGTAGTTAGTAGCAGGTGACATCGAAGCGAATCCAAACGAGTTAAACATGGCTTGGAATCCAAATCCAGTACCTGAGTATGGATCATAATATTGGGTTATTGCTGGTGGTGATTCATAAAATACTCGTTTTACCTCTATACCACCTTTTTT